GATTAAAGCGATTGCTGACGCTGGCTACACAGATGGCGGTGCAATTAACCCTGTTCGTAACTTTCGTGTGCCTGGCAGCGTCAATCTTAAGCCTGGCCGTGATAGCTTTGCATCGCGCCTTGTAGAATTACACCCTGAACGTGAGTTCAGTCTGCCTCAAATATGTGTAGCGTTAGACGTTACACCTGCACCGGCTGACACCGCTACGCATACATCGATCCGCCTTAAAGACGATGGCGGTGACGATGTGCTTAGTTGGATGAGCAGTAACGGTATGGTTATCACGCCTAAGAACGGCGAGGGCTGGGTAGGTGTCGTGTGTCCTAACAGCATTAGCCATAGCGATGGCAACCCTGAAGCTAGATACAAACCCCTAGACCGTTCATTCTGCTGTTACCATGAGCATTGTCAAGAGCTGGACAGCAAGACCTTCTTATCATGGGTTGCCGATAACGGTGGCCCTAAGCATACTCACGGGCTTCGTGAAGAACTACTGGCGGATGTTATGGAAACGGCCTTATCAAAAATTCAACCCTCTGAGATGTTCACGCACGATGCCGACGACATCATCGCCGAGGTAGAGCGTAAAGAGCTAGGCCGTATAGAGAAGGCAGACTGGTATAAACGCTTTGCCTATATACAAGAGGACGACGCCTACTTTGACTTGCAAGACCGTAGAGAGGTTAGCCGTTCTACCTTTAACGCCTTGTTCCGTCACATTGATTGCCGTTCTATCCATACCGCCGCGCGAGTGTTGCCTGCTGTATCGTATGACGAGAACCGTCAGACTATGGGCGCTAAGGCCCTAGTGGGTATCACCTATGCAGCTGGCGAAACGGTGCTTGTGTCCCGTGATGGTGAAATATACGGTAATCGCTGGCGCAATGCACGGCCTGAGAACCTAGTGGCTGGCGATATAACCCCGTGGCTAGAGCATGCGAGGACGCTTATACCTAACGAGGACGAGCTAGAGCATATATTTGATGTTATGGCCTATAAGGTGCAGCACCCTGAGATTAAGATAAACCATGCTGTCTTACATGGTGGCGACGAGGGCAGTGGTAAAGATACATTTTGGGCGCCGTTCCTATGGGCTGTCTGTGGCGATAACTTGCGTAACCGTGGCATTATGGATAACAACAGCGTAAACAGCCAATGGGGTTATCAATTAGAGAGTGAAATCTTAATCATCAATGAGCTAAAAGAACCTGACGCGGCAGCGCGTAGGCAGTTGGCTAACCAGTTGAAACCTATCATCGCTGCACCGCCTGAGATGCTACCTATCAACCGCAAGGGCTTGCACCCTTACATGATGTTAAATCGTGTTTTCGTGCTTGCGTTCTCGAATGACCCCGTGCCTATCTCTTTAGCTAGTCAGGATAGGCGCTGGTTTTGCGTATGGAGCCAAGCGCCGCGTATGGAGCCAAGCGAGGCGGCTAAATTATGGCGCTGGTATAAGGCTGGCGGCTTTAGTGCTTGTGCTTCGTGGCTTATGTCTCGTGACGTTAGCGCGTTCAATCCTAGCGCCGCGCCTATGTGGACTGAATTCAAATCTAACCTGGTTGAACATGGCATGAGCATGGCCGAATCGTTCCTGGTTGAACAAATGCGCGAGCGCGTGGGCGAATTCAGCAAGGGCGTAATTGGCAGCCCATTCCATTCAATCTGCGATCGCCTGGCCGGATCAGCGCCTTCAGGCGTCAAAGTACCGCAGGCGGCCCTATTGCATGCGCTCAAGGAAGCCGGCTGGATCGACTGCGGTCGTCTGGCCAGCGCCGAGTATATGAACAAGAAGCATATATTCTGCGCGCCTGGCTTCGCTAATTATAGCAAGTCGGATCTAAGGCGCATGGTTGAAATATCAGAGCCGCCAAAAATGGTTGTTATCAAATAAAAAAACGGCCTTAGGGCCGTTTATTTTTTGGGTTGATAGGGTTTTATCAAATATCTAATATAATTGCTATAAGGGCCGCAATTAAGGCCGCAATTGCTATCAGCATACTATGCCGCCTTGTTATATATTAATTTATCGCTGATCGCGGCGTAATTTTCGGCTATATCGCTCATTTTGTCGTACCTATCAGCCAGCGCCATATAATCATCCCTTAGGCGCTCCAGGGCCTCGCTATCAGCGCCCGCGGTGTCTATATAGTCTAATACCTCCCGCAGCAATTCGTTATCCTGGCGCAATAGTTCAATTTCAATTCTATTTCTTAGGTTCATTTTTTGGCTCCCGCTTAGGCGTCAACGTCCAAAACGTTATACCCTTATTAAGATCATTTTTATCAAATGTAAAATGCTGGTTAAAAAGCTTTTCAATTTTGGCCATGTCCAGGCCTTTCGGTTTAATCATTATATAGATCCTCTTCATGTAAAAAATTCCAGAACCCGTACTGATCCAGGCCGCCGCGATATACGCGGCCCAGCTCTTTCAATAGGCCGTCGACGTCGATCATATAGGCCCAATATTGGTTGAACGCGTCCAAAAATACTTTTTTGACCGGCTCCGGCATTGGCGGGTAAAAATTAGCGCTCAAATGCATTTCTAAGCTTTGATATTTGCCAAAATTATCAAGTGTATATTCTATAAGATCTTGTTTGCTCATTTTGTTGACTCCTCAATTGGTTTTATAAAACTGTAAAGCTTGTCATAATTGCCGCCGCCTACGGACGTGCCTAATGGATCGTTAAAATGTAAGATTATAAGATCGTCATAATCTGCGACGTCAATCAATTCGCATTCAACGGGCGGGCCGTCGAGATCCTCCGGCTCCAGGTTAACGCGCTGGCCTATTTTTATTTGATTAAATAGCATTTTTACCTCCCTTTTTAATTAGCACGAACAACGAACCCGCTGCGATCGCTCCGGGCTTTACCTTTTGCATATAGGCCCACAACCACGCCGCGCGCGTCCAAATGCCGAACGTCGCTATCGTCGCCGGGTACAACGTCGCTAAATAGAAAATGCGCGGGTATATTTGCCGGCTTGTCGAAAACAACGGCGATCCTGGCTAAATTCTTATTAAATAGCGCCTTTTCAATAACCGGCGCAAAGCTTGCGACACCGGAATATGAGAATGTTAGATCATAGTTTGCCGGTATATTTTTCCGGCTTGGGTGTTTTGTATAATCATAGAATGTCAGCTCCGGGTACGCGTTGAAAATATTGGCATAATTAAAGCCGCGCACTATTACCGGTATATTTTCGAAGGCGATATCGCTGGTACCGTTTAACCGAACCAATGGAGTTAACCCAAGGCGTTCGGCCTTGCGAATTAGCGCGTCGATACTATAGACTAGATCAGCCATAAAGCCGGCGCGATCATCAAAAAAGCGCTTAGTTTTAGCAATACGCGCAGCTTGGACGTTTGAGAACGCGCCGCGCCCTGCTGAATTTAGACATGGCGCCTCGCAGCCTGCTAATTTTGCCATAGGGCAAACTTGATGGCCGCTTAAATCACTAGGCGCTAAATATAGAATGCCAGTTAAAAACCCAAGCTTTTGACCTTTTACGGTTTTAGCATCGGCGCCAATAGATAGTATATTTTTAAGCTTTTGCATTTTACGCTCCATTAAATTGTTGCTAGAAAAATCAATGATAAAAGAATAATGGCGAATGCTGCCGCGCCAATAAAATCCCAGGCGCTTAGTTTTTCGCTGGCTGGTTTAACATTTTTATAGTCTTTCATGATCATAATTAAGCCCTTTTAATATAAGCCCACAATCTGCGAGCCGGTAAGTAAGATATTACGGGATTCTTTTACACTATGCAAGCTTTATTTCAATATTGGCATTTTATTGCCATTGATTGGCAATAGATTGGCAATAGATTGGCAATTCTGCGCGATCGTGCAAGGCCACAAGGCGCGCAGGTTTTAAAGCTTTATTGGCAATATTGCCATTTATTATTGGTTATGCTTAGAAAAGTATATATATAAGGTATGTAAAACCATGGGCGCAAACGTACTGCGATTAAATTGCCATGGCAATATTGCCAATATGACCAATAAATTTATCCGGTGCATTTTGCACTAAGCATAATTCTAGCTCTTAAAACCAAATGGCAATATTGCCAATAAAATCCAAATGGCAATATGACCAATGAATTGCGCCTGGCTAAAACTCGCATGGCAATATGGCAATATGACCAATGCACTAAGCCGGCTGCGTACTGCGATCAGCTGCGCGCCCGCCAGCCCACTAGCCAATGAGAATGATTATCATTAGCATACAGCCTGCATGCTGGGAACTGTTTGCATTTTGCTAGGGGGGGTAGGGCCTTGGGGGAAGGGCCTTCGTGGACGATGGTGTCAGAAGAATTTTTTTATTTTTTATGCAACATGCAAACAGCCCACCAGCAGAATCATGGTTATCTGTATATACAATGTATATACAAAAGCTGAGAATGTGTACACGTACACCTCAATGTGTACACTCAATCGACTTAAGGAGATCTACCATGTGGACAACACCAGCAGCTACAGAAATGCGTTTTGGCTTTGAAGTAACTATGTACGTAATGAATAAATAGTTTAGACATTTGTTTAGACATTTGTTTAAACAAATAGTATATACTTTGTATATATCAAGGGCGGTTAAGCCGACACTAGAGGATGTAGTAAGTAACGCGTTTTTCGGCTTTCTGCGTTACATGTAACAACTACCCAATCTACGCCCTTGACACCACGCATGTAAACCAATACCATGCGCTAATGACATTCCTATCGATACCTTTTACGCCACGCGAGGTAAAAGCCACCGAATCGCGTTTACAGAAAATATACGACGCAGCCAAGCTGGGTCTGAAGAATGACTCTTTGGCCCTCGCTGCGGGCATGTTGCCGTCCGAGTACCGGCAACTGTGCCAGCTAGACCCCGTAGCGGAGATGGCGGCGCAGAAAGGTAAAGCAGACGGTGAGCTGGAGATGGCCCAGGTGCTAATCGCCTCCGCTAAAGAAGGCGACGCTAAGTCGGCGCTGGCTGTGTTGCAGCATGCACACGCATGGACAGCCAAGACTGAGATCAGTGTGGATGTGTACCAAAAGATAAGTATCACTCAGGCACTAGCCGAGGCTCAATCACGTATCGTTGAAGGCACCGTCGTAGACAACCAATAATGCAATTACCTATATATAGCTCGGACGAAGAACAACTCCTCATGTCAAGGCTGTGGGATCCGCGTGTTGCGGACGACCCTGAAGCGTTCGTGCTATTCGCGTTCCCGTGGGGCCAAGCCAACACGCCACTGGCTAAGTTCAAGGGGCCACGTCAGTGGCAGCGCGACGTCTTAAGAACAATCGGTAAGCACATAAAGGACAACCAAGGACAGGTCGACATGACGACACTGCGCGAGGCGGTCAGTAGCGGACGGGGTATCGGGAAGTCAGCCCTCGTTAGCTGGCTCATAATGTGGATGTTGACAACCCGCATCGGCTCCAGCGTCGTGGTGTCAGCCAACAGTGAGTCGCAACTGCGGTCAGTCACCTGGGGTGAGCTGACTAAGTGGCAGGCCATGATAATAAACTCACACTGGTGGGAGATCAGTGCGACCAAGCTGGTGCCAGCGAAATGGGTGTGTGAGCTAGTCGAGCGTGACTTGAAAAAGGGTACGCGGTACTGGGCGGCAGAAGGTAAGCTGTGGTCGGAAGAGAATCCTGACAGTTACGCGGGTGTCCACAACCACGACGGGATGATGTTGATATTTGACGAGGCAAGCGGTATACCGGACACGATATGGTCAGTGGGTGCGGGCTTCTTTACAGAGAACATACTAGACCGGTATTGGTTCGCGTTTAGCAACCCGCGCCGCAACCAAGGCTACTTCTTTGAGTGCTTTAACTCTAAACGGGACTTTTGGCATGGCAGACAAATTGACGCGCGGCAGGTCGAGGACACGGATAAAGCGGTATATGAACAGATTATTGCCGAGTATGGTGAGGACAGTAGCCAGGCGCGGGTCGAGGTTTACGGTGAGTTTCCATCGTCAGGCGAAGACCAGTTTATCAGCCCGACACTCGTTGAGGACGCGTTCAAACGTGAGAGATATAAGGATACGTCTGCGCCTATCGTTATCGGGGTGGATCCAGCACGCGGGGGCGCAGACAGCACGGTCATCGTTGTCCGTCAAGGGCGGGATATCGTTGCTATTAAGCGCTATCAGGGCGAAGATACAATGACTGTCGTTGGTCGGGTGATCGAGGCAATAGAAGAATACAAACCAGTAATGACCGTCATCGACGAGGGCGGACTGGGGTACGGGATATTGGACAGGCTAACCGAGCAGCGGTACAAGGTGCGCGGTGTGAACTTCGGGTCACGGGCTAAGAACTCTATTATGTGGGGCAACAAGCGGGCCGAGATGTGGGGCGCGATGCGGGAGTGGCT